ATGTTGGCGTTGGACCAAAACTGATCGGCCCTAATGTTGGCGTTGGACCAAAACTGATCGGCCCTAATGTTGGCGTTGGACCAAAACTGATCGGACCTAATGTTGGCGTTGGACCAAAACTGATCGGCCCTAATGTTGGCGTTGGACCAAAACTGATCGGACCTAATGTTGGCGTTGGACCAAAACTGATCGGACCTAATGTTGGCGTTGGACCAAAACTGATCGGACCTAATGTTGGCGTTGGACCAAAACTGATCGGCCCTAATGTTGGCGTTGGACCAAAACTGATCGGCCCTAATGTTGGCGTTGGACCAAAACTGATCGTCGATGGCAAGCTCACCGGACCAAAGCTAATCGTCGATGGCAAGCTCACCGGGCCAAAGTTGATCGTCGATGGAATGGATACAGGACCAAAGTTGATCGTCGATGGAATGGATACAGGACCAAAGTTAATCAAAGTCGGCACAGATATTGGTCCGAAGTTAATTAGGGTCGGCACAGATACTGGTCCGAAGTTAATTAGGGTCGGCACAGATACTGGTCCGAAGCTAATCAGGGTCGGGACAGATACAGGTCCGAAGTTAATTAGGGTCGGGATGCTTACAGGTCCGAAGTTAATTAGGGTCGGGATGCTTACTGGTCCGAAGTTAATCAAAGTCGGCACAGATATTGGTCCGAAGTTAATTAGGGTCGGCACAGATACTGGTCCGAAGTTAATTAGGGTCGGCACAGATACTGGTCCGAAGCTAATCAGGGTCGGGACAGATACAGGTCCGAAGTTAATTAGGGTCGGGATGCTTACAGGTCCGAAGTTAATTAGGGTCGGGATGCTTACTGGTCCGAAGTTAATCAAAGTCGGCACAGATACAGGACCGAAGTTAATTAGGGTCGGGATGCTTACTGGTCCGAAGTTAATTAGGGTCGGGATGCTTACTGGTCCGAAACTAATCAAAGTCGGAATGCTTACTGGCCCGAAGCTAATCAAAGTCGGGATATTCACTGGCCCGAAGCTAATCAAAGTCGGGATATTCACTGACGTAATTGTGATAAGCGTAGGCAAATCAATAGGCGTAATCTCAATCAGCGACGGCAAGCTAAATGGCGTCACAATTTCAATAATTGACGGTAAATTGATTGGCGGCTCAATAACAATAACTGATGGTATGTTGATTGATCCAATAGGCCCAATGTCCAAGCATGGAAATACAATGGGCGGTGGCGTCACAATGTTGGATGGCGTTGGTGGAATCGGTGGGTTGAAAGGCGGTATATTCGGGATCGTTGGAATTTTGATCTCAAATGTTGTTGGGTTGTTCTGAGGAGGAGGCTCAGTAGCAACCGTTCTTTCAACTGGCGATTGTACTATGGTACATTTTGAATTGGCAATTGTGATAATTGGATCAATTGCTGCATTTGGAGCATAACGGTGTGTGCCTCTTGTTGAGGTCGTCGTGAATTCTCCATCTCCAAAGTCTAATCTATAGCTGGTAAATACACCATCAATAACGATGGTGTATCGAGCCACAATACCCGTAGCTGGGTCGTCGCTAACGATGTAAAAGTCAAATGACACGTCTGGACAACTAAAATCATCAAATATCACCGGAAGCTGTTGCAGGTGGCGAATGCGCCAATCCAATGTTGCTTGTTCTTCTGTGAAGTTGGCTCCGACAAAATCTTCAATTTTTACGATGGCATCAACAATTTGATTGTGATGTTCTGCGATAACAAAGCCTCGAACTTCTGATCCTGTTCGATTATGCTTTGTATGAGTTCCTCCAATGTTGCGAGCGCATCGCTTTAATTTGTTTATTTTTCCATAAATGTTATACCCAACGTCGTCATAGTAAAACAATTCTCCTTCAATATTGGCAAACCCATTGGTTGCCCACAACTCATCTTTGTCCGGGGCTATGGGCTTAATGGCAATTTCAGCCGCCCAAGGCGCATTGTCCTCGGTCGTGATGGTTTCGCTGGTGTTGTAGACCAAAAACAGCGTATAATCACTATCATAGTTTTTCGGATAAACGGGTGTAGGAGGAAAGTAGTTTGCCACGATGGTCCTTATTCCTTGCGGTATTGCTTCATGTATTTAGCCTTGATTTTCAAAAGATCGACATTTGCCACTGTGTCCCCGCTGGACGTGACGTAACCCCACTAAATGTGGTGTCTGATTCATTGAATTTAATGAATGCCTTGGGGCTGTAATCAAAACTCAAATATGCCGTTCGATCTCCATCTGAAGCCGCTAGAAATGTTTGATTTGGATTGTCAAAACCAACAACATCTGTATCTTGTAGCAATCGGAAAGACGCCGAGTTAGAACCTGGACCGCCAGTTGCCCAAATGCCACTTGTTGGGTTATAAGCCGCCACAGCACCAGAATTGCTAAAGAAATACACGCCTTGGCTTAAAGACAATAATTGTCCCTCTACTTTGGCAGAGCCGATCATATCGGGTAATTTTCTGATGTCTTGAAATGGTTCCGCTGAATTTCCACTGGTTTTGTAAAAGCTCTTGATTCTGAAGAAGTCTCCGACACCTTCGTTTCGTAGGAAAAATCCTGTTTCTCCATGCCAAGTTGAACGATAAACGCTCATGTGTCCTTCATTTGGATTGCCAGAAATGTCATATGTCACTTCATTATTTGCCAATTCATCAGCACCGTTTTTATAATTGGCATTTGCTAGTGTTGAAGAAGAAACAGAAAGATCATTTAACAACATTCTGTTTTTGACTTGATTGGTCGGAGAAGAATTTGGAGCAATAGCTCCGGTCACTCCACCTAAAAAGAAATAAAGGCTGTCAGATGATGCAAAACTAACCCAATTCCAAGGACGTGAAATTGATGGTCGAGATGTGTATGTTCCAACAAATCCACTGTATTCAGACATTAGAATTTCTTCAGTTGTTGGACTGTCAACATTACTTCTGCCGCTGGCCCAATACAACAATCCAACACCACCTGCTCCTGATCCTGCTGAACCTCTTTGTGCAAATCCGTTGTTCCTGTGAAACTCACGTTTTTGTTGCATTTCGTTTGGTTGTCCGTCTAAGAATGAATCATCAACTCCAAGCGTTAGGCTTCCAGCATCCTTTGTTTTGAATGTTTCGCTTATCAAACCAAATTCAGAAGACGAAACTGAATTTGTATTGTTGTATGTCCACAACCACAAATTAACTTTTTCAACAATGTCGAAAGTGTCTTGATAACTTGTAATGCGATAGGCACCAAATTTTGTATCGACACGAAGGTTTAAGTCGTAAACCCCGCCAACACTGAATACTGCTCTGGCACTCGGAGAATTACTGTGTGCCAAGTCGTCTGATAAAGACCATGTGTAATCTTGAATGGGGTCAATTGGGGTATTGGTTCCATCTACAGCTTCGCCACCATAGGTTCTTCCTGTGTAGGAATTTATTCCAGAAGAGATGGACATATCTACGATGTTGTTTGTTGCTGTTCTAATTTTTGGCGGTGTGATGTATGGGCCACCGGCTGGCAATCCAGCAGTCACAATTTGACCCGCTCTTTGAGTGAAATTGATTACTGCATAGTCCGATGCTGGAAAACGAGCAGTGATAATATCGTCAAAAGTAACGCTGTCTGAGCCGAAACCATTCGTAACTGTGAGGGTGACAGTATAAATGCCCGGTCTTGTATATGTCTTTTTGATTGTGCCGCCGTCAGAATCCTTTACCAACACATCACTTATGTTAGATGGAACTTCTGTATCTTCATTTATGGTGATAATAGATGGTCCACTATTGTCTCCAAAATCCCACAAGTGTTCAATTGGATGTGATGTCCCATCGCCTCCCAATCGAAAACTTTGATCTTCAAACTCCACAGTCAGTGGGGCAAGTCCAATTGTTTTGTCAACTCTAAACCACGCCTTCGGTGCCAAAGCTAATTTGCGAAGATAGTTGATTCTTTGTTCCATTGTTCCTTCCAATGGGCGCAGAGCCACTTCTCCTTTTCTGCCTGCGAACTGCTCGATAGCAATCAAAGCATCTTTAAGGGAATTGTGATGAACCGACATGACGTTTTGTGTCACGTCGGTCAAGTTTTTTGGTTTTGCTACATCTACAAACCCTGGCAATAATTCCAGTTGACTAAAAGTCGTTAATGATCGAGAACCATAGTAAAAAGAAATTGCCCTATACTCAGGTTCGCTGCACTGCTCAGTGAGGGTGATAATGCCAGTAGCATTAAATGCTCGCATTGTAGATTCGTCACCAAGCACAGTGATTGAAGTATCACCAGGGTTGTAATCTTCGATCAAACGGACTCTCAGCGAGTCATGAACTTGATATAAGTTCTGATTCGTATCAATCGTTATCGGATATGTAGAGGCTACTGGTATTGTCATTATGTCACCGTAATTTTGTCTTTTAAGAATGCTCTTTGCAGTCTTTGACTCTCAAACAAGATTAACAAAGAAGGCTCGTAGTCTCCAGGATTGTCATATGTAAAGGTAGTTGTGTGGATATTGGGATCGTATTCTGGAATGCTCTGGGTTGGCACGTCTTCGTTATTGTGTTTGCCCGGCCCATCGAAAATCCAATATCTTTGAACAATATCTCCATCTGTTTGATCCACATATGTAAATACAGTCGGATCAACATTCAGCGCCGTCGCAGTCTGAACTGAATATCCCTGGTTTGGCGTCACATAGAAAAATGGCTGTTTTTCTTCTTGTGACACCGTGATATAGTTAGTCTTTGTAATGACGCCCTGCGCACCCAAGGATGTAATAACATTCAATTTGACTGTGTATGTGCCGTCCTTCTGGAAAGTATGAGTCGGCGACTTCTCAATTGATGTTGTTCCATCTCCGAAATCCCACAAATATCGAATCAGTGGTCCCGTGCTGAAATTCTGAAATCTGACCTTTAATGGCGGTGCGCCCCTAAAGGGATATGCACGAAACAAAGGACGGGGAGCCAAGAACCTGTTTTCTTGAGATTTCAGAATTCCGTTCAATGATAAAGGGTCCGGCAAATCTACCGTCCCTAAGTCACGTTCAATTTGAATAATTGCATCTTTTGTCGCATTGTGATGCTCTGCGAACACGGCATTGGTTACATAACTGCTTACAGGCCAAGGGTTTTGACGTGACCCGGCAAAACCTCGAATGAGGTTCCGAAATACTCCAGCCGTTTTTGTTTCATAATATATCATCTCCGCCGCTCCCGGTTTTCCCGGTGGCGGGCCGACTCTCAATATTCCACTATCTGGAAACAAACTATTGTCTTCCACGATGATGTATTTGCCAGCATAAGTGAGACTTTGCTTTAATTTCGTCTCACAATTGTTGCTTGCCTGATATAACTGGAATTTCGAGTCTTTTGCTTGCGGGAATAACGACAGTGATCCAGTCGTATATCCTGTATCGGTAGACGCAACTCTTGTGACGGCCATTAGCTCTCCTTATTTTTTTCCTCTTGTTTGCTCTCGATTGCTTCGATATGCTGCATCGTTGATTTCAATTGATGAACCATATTGGCATGTCGTAATTCGAGCGTCCCAAGAGCTTGTTTTTTGATGGGCATGTCATCTGGCAAAGCAACAATGGTTTCTACCAGTTCGGTATCTAGTTGGTTTTGGGTTAACATCTTGAGGTTAAGTTTCTGTGCCAGTCGTTCTCCCCAATATTGTTTTTGGGAATCAACGTCATCAAAGTGTTTCAGAGGCTCAATCCTCAGAAGGGATTTGAATGTTTCTAGGAAGAATCGGGATTCCTCCTCCAGCCATTTTTTACGGTCGGCAAGTTGTAGTAGGTTCGCCTGAGCAGCCTTCTTCTGTCTCTCGATCTGTCTAACTCTAATGTCGCTCTCCCGCTGGGTGAGATTGTCGGCTTGTGGACGTGCAGCATCAATCTTTTCGATAGAAATATCTAGTAGCTCCAGTTTGTCTTTTGAGTCTTCTAGTTCGAGTTCAATAGCCTCTAAAGACTCTCTGCGAGACTTCAACTCCCTGAGACATTGCCACATTTTTGACTGTACAGTAGGTTCTTTGCCTATTACAAAGTATTTGAGTTGGAAATAACTGTGCCTTTGTGCTACTTCGTACTTTAAGGCTTCGTCTATTTCTGAGATCAATTTGTTGTTGTTTTCGATTGACATATCGGCTCCTTTTTTGTAAGCTGATATAGTAGAGTTAATTCTTTCTCAAAGGTGGTTACAAATGGGCTTTCTTAAAAATCAAAAGCTGTATCTGTCTGGTCCTATTGAATATGATGTCAGTGTAAACTGGCGAGATAATCCAAAAAAAATATTAGTCGAAGAATTCGACATCAATGTTTTTGATCCCTTTGCGGACCCTAAACAGCAATGGGTTGCAACGCTGAAGGAGGCTCAAAAAAACAAAGACCATGACACTATAGTTCGGATTTGCAAATCATTCGTTCGCAAAGACTTGTGCATGGTGGATAGAGCTGATTTTACAATCGCTTATGTGCCACATAAGGTTCCAACAACTGGAACTACACACGAGATTATAAATAGCAATAATGCTAAAAAACCAACATTATTAGTCACAGACTCTCCAGATATTACTTATATACCTTTGTGGTATTTTGGTTTCATCCCAACAGAATTCATGTTCGCTGGGTGGGACAGTTTATTCGTCTATCTTAGAGAAGTAAATGAAGGCAGGCATCGCCACAATGATCGTTGGAGTTACATATACGGAGAAGTTTAATGGCTTACCAAAAACGCTCACTGCCAATTGAACTCTTTCTTTGAAGAATTTCCTGCGTTGAAGATGTCTTCGATTGCAGACCTGTTGGCTTAATTTAGCAAATTTTGCTGCCTGCGATGGCTTTGAACTTAACGCCTTTATCAATGGCTCTCAAGGCCCAGAGGATTTTTATCTCTTCAAATGTGCCTTCGTTGCTCATTTCGCCGACTTCGTTCCAGGTCTTTTTGTTAATGAAAAGACCATTTAGAGTGGCGTCTACAAAATTGCATTTGTTGTCTGATATTGGGAATAAGATGTCTTTTTCACTTTCTGTGAAATAAGAAAATCTCTCATCCATCTTCCACCTAACAGTAGCACCAGCACAAACAATGAAGTTCCAATCTGCTGGCGCATGTTTCATTCCAACATTGATGAGAGATGAAAATGTCGATTTACCCTTGTAGGTCGGGCAAATGGATTTCATTTCTTTCATGTCGGCTGCGGTTGCGGAATCATCGGTGGCACATATTGTAGGCAGGTCAGGATGACGACATTGAATAGATTTCATTGTGGATTTCAACAATCCAACAGTGTGTTCCGGGCAGAGTATCACAAAACCACATTTAAGATCTTTGTGGCTATACATTTTCAAATTGATTCTCCTAATGGAGATTAGGTCAAGGCTTGATCGAAGTCGATTTGGATGATATCTAAATCTGTAATTGGATTACTGAGAGTGAATCGACCAGTGGAAACGTCAGGAGTAAAGGAGTTCAAACTCCATCCCAAAACATCACTGTTTGGGTAGTAGACGCTTTGGTTGCGATTCAATCTAACTCCATTGACATACACACGAAGACTGCCTTCAATGAATGTGTTGCTCGGAGAAGCTGTTGACGTAATCTTGAAGAGTTTGTAGTCGATTAGATCGTCTGTCGGTATCATTACCGGCTCCAGATCATAATAGTGTCGATGAGCAAAATCAGTCGAGATTGTAAGTACAGCCTTGACTTTGTTTGGTGCTTCAATTTCCCAATTAACACTTTCTGAAGCCAAAAACTCTATTGTGCCTTCTTCAAAAAGAACAATATTTGAGATCGTCTCAAATGACATTGCCAAATTTGTTGCTTCGTTAGCAATTAACGCTAATTTGTCTCGCTCTGACGAAAGCATTCTGACGAATGGCACAGGGTTCGTTAAGGTGGGGAACCCAAGAGCGACATAATCTGCTAATTCTGGACCCGATACGGTCTTAGAGCCATCTGTATGCTCTGCAATATTGTGAGCAGCTTGATCGACAGCATCAGGAATCAAATTTCCATCTTCATCAATGGATTGAGCCAAGCGATTGGACAATGTTCCTTGTGTACCTGCGGTGTCACGCAAGATCGCCGCATGGACATCGACTTCGCCGTTGATGATTAAATCTCTGTCTGCCAGAGTCTTCAACGGCAAATTGTCATATTCCCAATGATATGGTTGATCTGCTGTATATTGCGGTACTGGTAATTGGCTTAAATCTGGCATGGCTCTCCTTGATTATCGTATCTATTGCTTAAACGTCCAAAATCCAGCCTTCAGCCTCAATGCGTTCCACTTCTTTTTGGAATGTTGCATCATCGTAAATGTATCGTGGAAAGCCGTCATCAATCGAAGCAATCACTGTTCCAACCACTGGAGCATAGTTTGTTGAAAACTGTGAAATTCCCGTATCAACAACAATCGTATAACTGCTACTTGTTTCGCAAGTGTCCATAGTTACCGTATAGTTCATTGTGTAGAGAACATAGTTGTTGAAAATATTCTCAATGGTTTTGTCTACCGTTTTCTTCTCTGCTCTTTCTAGCCAAAAATTCTTCATTTGAAACCTCAATTCTTTTTCTATTTATGATATTATACATGCTGTATGCAAAAAACATGAAATTTGCAAATATTAAACGAAACTTAAACGCCAATTGAAGGTGATCTGCATTTGAGCAGTCTTGGTCAAGTCAGGGAACGTCACCATGCTGTATAAATTTCCTGTGGCCAATTTGAGTGCCATTTCATTAAGAACAGCACCATTGGCTTCCGAGAAAGCAATGACAGATGTGAAAATTACTTGTGAGGGTATGTTTGGGTCAACTGAAGCAATAACTGGTTTGCTGGCTTGAGTAATGCCAAACAATCCATTTCGACTGGTCGCCACAAATTTAGTGGAACCATCTGCCGTGCCTCCGTCTCCGAACAACATTCGATTGACGTAGAAGTTGAATCCATCTCCAACGTCACGGGCTAGACAAGAAGCCAATGCTTCTCGCCCTCTCGTTAAGATGGTGTTTTGAAATTCAACGATCTTTCGTTCGCCGGACTCATAATCAATTATAACTTGGACGAACCCGCAAGGTTTCAGCCCCTCAGTAATTTCTATCATATTGCTCCTTGTTCGGTCGTACCGTCATCATATTCAATGCTAAAGGTGATCCCTTCAGTTTGTTGAACGAATTCGTTAATTTGATTCCCGTCAGGCAGACTCAGTCCAGTTACCGTCCCGTCTTGATCCACTCGATCAATCACAGAGCGTCCAGCCCGATCTAATGTACGGAAAGTATGTGGAGGTAAATCGAACTGCTGTCCATCCACAGTTGCACCGTTTTTTGTGTATTTGTAAATAGTCACATTCACAGAAGTTCCACCCATGCTTAATGTCTCCCACCAGTAAGGATCGCCAGCCAATGTAATGGTTGTATTGCCCGGTGGGTTGTTGCCATCAATCTGTTCCATGAAGTAGCTATCAGACCCAATTGTGACAATGAAATTTTCTCTAAAGTCATTGTTTTCAATACCTTCGTCCACAACAACAAGAGAGTTAACCCCATTTTGGATTCCTAGACTTGACTCTAAATTGCCAGTCATTTCGAGCTTCAATCCTCGATAATGTATGTATCCAACTTGTTTTTCAGCCACCTTCTGATTTACACGCAAGTTGGTGTTGTTGATGTCGCCCCGATTATTTCCCATATTATCTTGGTATTTTTCAACATAGTATTGATCTGTCGTGCCATCCACAAATCCAATAATTGGAAATTCCTCCAGGTTGATTTTCTGGAATGTATTGTCTAAACGAATTGCGTTGCTGATTGGCAATACCGTGCCGCTTAAAGCAGTCACTCGACCACGTTTGGTTACGTCAAATTGCCCTACAACACTCGTGACGACTGTTGTTACATTGCGAATCAAGCTATACCCTACATTAGAGGCGTTGTTGCTTGGCAACGTACCATCATTCGTCAAAACCAAACTTCCATCTGGTCGTATGTCGTTTATAACATATGGAATGGCACTGTAAGTGGGAATCAATACCTTCCAAGCACTCAAGGCCGTTCCTTGAGTGACATCAAAGGTAGACTCGGCACCCAACAATCCAAAATTTTGAGTTGCATCTGAAAGAACAAAGATGTTATCTTGAGCAATGTTGCACAAAGTTCCATCTAAGACCAAATTGTCAATATCGAATGTAAATGCTTGATTGATGAAAGTAGAATTGACAATTCCTGATATTGATGTTGCATTCCCTCTTGGATTGTCTACCACATAGCTTCCAGCCACCACAGATGGCGCAAAGGCAGTCAATGTCGCACTTCCATCCAAAGCCATTCCAATTCGATCAAGTTGCAAATCAGGACAGAATAATACAACTTCATCGTTGTAGGCTGTTCCTGTAGTTGAAGCTACGACAGTTGTTCTGTTTGCCAATTCATCTCGGCGAATACCTCTAGTTTCTACCAGTCGCATAATTCGATTGAAATACTGTTGTCCTTCGCCCGCCAAAACAAATTCGCCACCTTCCATAGAAATAAGAGCCTCAACTTCTTCAAGCGGCGATTCAACGAATTCGTTTATGCCGCCTATGAAATTGAAAGTGTGTAACACGGCATGAAACGGCGTGAATTCTCTAAGCACTTCTTTAGCTTCAAGAATTCGGTCATCTGACAGGTTCTCTATTTCTAAATCAATGTTATAGCTGCTGCTTATGCAGGCCGTACAAGGATCAACAAATGTTCGATCAATATCGCAAGGATTTTTTGAGTTGCGAATACTGCCGTTGTACTCTTCCATGTTGTAGATATTTTCACTGTACGGGAATTCAGTTCGTACTTTTCCATACACCAAAAACTCATGGTAAGGGTGACGAGTTGGAATTACCAAATCAAACATTGAATCGTTTTCTGGAATGACTCGAACATTCCAATTCTTCAATGGATAAACCTGATCTCTTTCGTCTCTTTGATCCATCAAGGGCAATGATCTAACATAGTTTTCTATTGCCTGTGTGGTGGGGTCTGGAATCTCAGCGTATTTGTACAATACTCTAATCTCATCGCCTTCTACAAGGTCGATAGGTTCGATTGACAACCCACTGCCAGCCCAGGTAAAATATGTAATTCCATCACTTGTTAGGAATTCAACATAATCTGAACTCAAAGGAAGCCAAGTTAAATTGCCTGCTGGTCTTAACCACAATTCAAAATTGTCATAGTCAATAGGCAAAGCCGCTTTTTCAAGTTCAAAACTATCGCTCAGTCCATCAAACTTGATAACTTGTTGCCATGTGTAAGATGAAGTGACTTCCCAAAGCTGTGTCAGGCCCATCATGGTAATGGCCGCATGTTCCAACGCTTCAGTCAATCCTTTCTTGGTTCCTTTCATCTTGTACAAAGGAATAGCACGCTTAATTTGACCACGCCAACGAGTAGGGTCATCGGTCTTCAGTTTTAGATCAAATAAATTAGACAGATATGGAATCAATGCCTCGTGGATTGAGTTGGCGTCTTGAAGATCAACAATCTGATTGCCTAAATCTTCCAGGGCGTTGAACCCCAGGGCAACAGATTTGTTGAATTTATCCAATACATCTGGTGTGCGATCATTTTCTGAAATGACCATTTTGAACATATCTGGCGTGTATCGCTCAAGCAGTGTCGTGTACTTGTCTGGGTTGGTAAAGTGCGATGGAATGCTGGTTGTAGTTTGCGTGTCACCTTTCAATGTGAATCGCATATGAGCCGACAAGCTATCTCCGGCAATTAGCGGCGTCCATGTCCAACAAATAAAGTAATCACCTTCACGCATACCTTGTGGTTGCCATGTGTAGGTGTATTGTGCAAAAGTCCCATCAACTAAATCTACAAAAGTATTAGCCAAATCAGTTGAAAGCCACGCTGGAAAACGGTCGTTGCCTACGATATGAACTGGAGATGCCTCATTAAAGAAGAAAGGAGAAACAGTCACATTGCTTTCCGCAATTGCTCTTAGTCTTTTTGCTTCCGCAATGTTTGCATCATTTGGCGTAGCGCAAGCTGTGGCTTCTGCAACTTCAGCGGCTTTAAGTTTTGTTAAATCATACGTCTTGTTTTGATATTCATTCAAATTGCCGCTTGTGAAGTCACGTTCTACATAATAGATGACAAGACGATTGACTTTGTAAGGATTAGACGTGAAACAGCCTTGGGCATCCGGTGTATTCAAAGTGAATACAATGGTATCCGAAATCGACGGGTTGTCGTTTATTGTGAGTATCGCCACAACCTTCTCCTTATTCGTATGTGAATGTAATATCCGTGGTGTCAGGCCGGATGATTTCATAGAACTTAGTTGTTACGTTGTCACCACCGTTTTCGGCATCGTTCGTAACGAAGTTCACTTCAAATCTCTGAATCTCTCTAAGGTCAGAAAGAGACTTAACCATATCTGAGTCACGCAGGGTTTGGCCATATTCCCAATTATTTAACGCAAAGAAAGCATCAAGCCTTCTTTGAATTTTGATTCTCAATTCGTCTTCAAACTTTCGATAAAAACGATCAAGCACAACATCAAGACCTGTATCTACTACCACTACTTGTCCGTCACGAATACAGACGTGATCTGTGAACATTTTCAAAGAGTCTATGTAGTTCTCTAATTCTACCTTCAGTTCATTACTTGCTTCTTGTAACTTGTCGTTTCCGTTCAATGCTAAAACGTACAAGTCGATGATGTTTCCAGAACAACCATAGTTTCTTAATACTGCTGTAGATTTACCAATTTGACCTTGATAAGCAGTAGCAAATTGGTCTGTCAGCGTTTTGTAATCTAATCCGGTTACTGCTCGATTTTGCACTCTCACCCAAGCTGGCAACTTGTTTCGTATATCTTCAATTGTGTCTCCATCATAACCAAATTCGCCCTTGGTGTAATTTCTTAAACCAACAGGCACACTGAAGGAGAGTCCTGGAACATTGATGATCGTCTGTTTTTCGATGGTTCCACTAACTACGTTTCCAATCGAACCGCCGCCTTTGCGACAAGTAATCGAAATCTTGCTTCCCTGAGAAGGAATCAAACCGGCTCGATTGTTTCCGAAAATAACAAATGCCCGATAAGTGGAATCAAACTCCAAGCGGTATTCTCGTCTTGGTTGAGAATCTGTAAAATAATCAACTTCTGTCCACAGAACCCCATCAACCTCAACTCTGACTGAATCGTAGATTACGGGAGATTCTTCCAACGTAATGGTTTGAGCTACAGTTCCATTGCCATTTGTTTGCAATAATCTGGTAATACCTTCCAGACCAACAATACTGGCGTTTACGACACCACCGGCAGGAATCAATATATCTTGATTGAAGATGGGGTTATTGTCGGCATCGGCTGGAAACAATTCAATTGACAACTGTTTGTTACCAGTGCTGACTTTCAAATCAAATGGAGCAGGAATAACCACATCTGTCAAAACCGGATTATTCAAAGTTGCGGTCCACAATGTTCTGGCCGCAATGGGTGGTTGAGGCTTAAATCCAACTAATTTTGCCAACCGAAATGCGTTCTCTGCCTCCGTAACGGTGTCGATGAAAACTTCATTCGCAATCTGGTCCATTTTGAACGACAAGGTGTCGGCTAAAAATGCCCAATTTTCAATAAGCATTAAAGCAAGCGACGACTCTACAAAGTCTGAAAATTCCTTATCAAACTTTTGTCTTGTGAACTCAATCAGGCGGGTTTTCATCGACCAAAAATCTTGATTTGTATAATTCAAATTGAAGATATTCGGAGTCGTGATAATCTGCGACTGAGTGTATGGTGTAATATCAAACGGACAGTTGTTGGTCGCCATTATGTTCCCCCTAGTGGTACTTCTAGCAGTAATTCTTGCACTTCTTTGATGTTTTGTGGGTCAACGAAGATGATTCGGATGAACAAAATGTGTTCAAGGTCTTGTTTGCCCTCTGCCTTATTCAAGGACTTGTCATCAACCTTCGAGCTAACTTCAATGTTTCTGACTGAAATCCTTGGCTCCCACTTCTTAATTGAGTTGATTATCATGTTTTTTGCTTGAAGTCTTAATGCAGAATCATTAGGTTCAAAAATCAACTTGCGCAATGGAGTGCCAAAAGTCGGGTTCATCACCCGCTCGCCAGGGTTGGTCAACAAAAGAACCAACATATCTGATTTAATTTGGTCGATCCCATCCTGAGAATACAGAAATCCCCTTGCATTCTTGATGATTGGATATGGCACACCAAGGAATATTCTCATTTATTCTCCATTAGCACGCTGGACATTTCATGAACGGTGCCAACTGGAAGATTGACAATTGCTGCGCTTTTCCAGATGTACTGGCAAACACACGATCACTAATCCTCACACAGCCAGTACAGAAGTCGTAAACAATAACGGCTCCAAAGCACGGGTCTTCACCACCACAACCGCCACCACAATCTACTCCACTGCCGCAATCCTGTCCTGCCAATAACAATATGACTTCTTTGGCATAAAACAGATGTAGTTTATCGGTGATGTTGAGGTATACGTCTTTTGTATATACGAGGTTGGTCCTGGTTACTATTTCCATCAAATCTGATGGATTTTTCTCTTCATCTCCGACAATAGTAATGTGATTGTCATAAGTTGAAACGATGTAGTTTCCACCTACTCGCAAAAACACAAGTCCAGGTCCAGATGGGGCTTCTTGATACCTGTGAATATGCGGGCCACGTTCTTCATTGTCTTTCTGAGGACAGAATATCTGAATGTATTGTTGTTCAGTATTTTCTTGATTATGGTCGTCGTTGTATGACATTTCCAGACCATATCCTGTGCGAATTCTAACAAAGGCTTTCTTTGCCTTTGGAATCGGCACACCACCTTCCATTCGACATGGAGCGCATTGTTCGTTTGTTTCATCCACCATGTCGATGGTGTGATTGCTGGTGCTTCGTAAATGAATACCACGCTCAGAACCGGCGATATTTGGCGGGCAACCTGGGCAATCCTTCTGGGACTCTGTGTGATCGTTCAACTCGATTTTGTTGCCAGTAGCAGTCAAAATTTTGATATAGTTGTCTTTGCCACGCAATTTAGCGCCATCGTCACCTGGAGGGCTTTCTACATCGCTCATCTCAATGAGATGGCCAGTAGCAGATTTCCAGTATGTTCGACCCACATAATGGTCGTTGCAACCGAAATCGAACTCACGATCCCACGTTGGTTCTCCCGATGGCTCCTCTACAGAATCATCCATGACAAATGTGTGTCCACTAATCGACATGATTTGAATGCCGGTTTGTGGCAAGTCACAAGTATTGTTCTGTGGCGTTGGCGATCCCTTGTAGGGACGACACTCTTGACGATGCTTGAAAAACGGATTAGCACCAACTTGAGATTTGTAGTATTTAGTGTTGGGCGCACCAGTAGAAGGGTGTCCTCCAATGATCTTCTTGTTGCTCTTTTTGCCTTCGCAGGGAACTTCTTCTTTTTTCTTTCCTGTTTTTGGTGTTATGTCTGTGGTGTTGGCTTCGTCTTCTGCTTCTTGTGCAGTTTTAATCGTTATTTGACCTACTTCTTCTGTGAGGGTTCGTTGAAAACCACCCCTCAGTGCATCTTCTTGTGAACTATTGTCAACATCCTCTACGCAACTTGTCTCTCCGTCAGGAACTCCGCACTGTGGATGCGACCATTGACCTGCGTAATGTAGATGATCGTCTTTAAGCATAATCCAATTTCCACAACTGGACATGATCTCAAATCTTTTCCATTTTCGATTACACTTAGGATCGCCATCCACCATTTTGATGTAATGTTTTTCGGGTGTTTTGAATCCGAAAATATTTGGATATGTGATTAACTTTTGTGCTTCTGGATTGTCAGCAAAGTCAACAATAGATGATAAATCAAAACCATTATAATTTTCTGTATTCCACGGTGGAAATACTTGAGAACCATCATCTGGACCAACCATGTATCCTTTTCTTTTTCCCTCCCAGATTTTGTAATATTCTTCAATATTGTATCCCCAATTGTGTCCTCCATCGGGTCCACGGTTTCTGTGCCATGTCGTTCCAATGTAATATGGAGATGCTCGGTTTCCGTTCTCGAACATAATGCAAACAGTCGATCCAGCAGGAGGAACCCAGGTCGCTCCGCAATCATCAAAGCCTCCCAAATTAGAAACAGGGTTTGCCCACGGCATTTTCTTGATGGTCATGTTTGGATTGTGAAACAATGGAGAAAAGAAACGAACTCGATTTTGTTTCCAAATGTCAATTGTTTCAATACACAAAGCTGTATACATGCCAAATTGCATTTCAGCTTGTTGTACGACTGATGCGTTAGCAACAAGTTCTTGTCTTGCCACTGCTTTCATATCATAAGATACACCGCCTATTTGATTCTCAAGAGAAGCAATGCGACGTTCGAGTAACTCTACATAATTTTGACTTGCTAGTGACATTTATTTACCTTATGAATTGTTTGCATTGTCGGCTACTGATGCGCCATATTCACCAACAAATATTTCGTTACCACAATCTCCAAGAGTAGAAGTTGCATCAATGTGTGAATTTGGTTGAGTGAGCATTACTTCTATAGTGGTTACAAAACTACCACCAGATATTTGATGGCTGACGCCTCGAATCAGATAATTTTTATTGCTTAATATAGGATTACAATTAGGCTTAGTAATCCAAGTGCATTGATCGTTTATGTGAAACGGATTTATTACAACTATTGACAAAGTTTTACCTATTAGTTCAGGTCCGACACTATAAGTTGGATCGCCATGTATTTTTAGTTGCGCAGTAAACCCTGGAAGGGGTCGTTCAAATTTACCGTTTGCATCTAAATGAGCAGAATTTCCTGCTGATGCACCAGATGCAACTGCATCTGGATGTCGCCACATCAATTCATGTTGTTGAATTGCGGGTGCAGTTTGACCTCCAGCTTTTTGAATATCAACAAGTGGTTCTACTTTTGCAGTCATGTCGGCAGATGAACCGCCTCCTGATGTAGCACCATGTCCTGATGTTGCTACAACCCATTTTACAGTTGGGTTGAATTCAAGAACTGGAGAGCAATTGCCGCCATTGACGATGTATGTTCTAAAATGTGTAGAACAGCATTTTTTTTCACTAGGGTCTTCTTGGAAAATCAAGTCCGCTGTCATTGGATTATAAACGATTAAAATTCCACGATCATTTTTGGTCACAACAGAACTTAACCACGTTCTAGCAGCCGCCAATGGATTTTGTTGATTCATTGGCCATGCCCCTTTAGGTCCATCTTCTCCAGCATCAGAAGATTTGAATTCTAAGGGTTCTCCGTCCTTATTTAGAAATTTAACACTATTGTATCGAGGATGATGATTCGTAAAGAGGTCTGTTAATGCGACTTTCAATGGAATCTTTTGACTTTCATCGCCAAGTGTGTCATCTTGTGGAACATCTTGCATATCACTGGTTGGCGCACGCACCTTGAATTTTAACTTAATGATTCCACCTTCAAATGTTTGATCTACATCGGTAATCATTCCCCTCAATTCACCACCTTTAAGTCTATTGGCCGTATGAAAATCAACAGTCCCGTCACAATGTTTGATGATCCAGCCAAAATCAAATATTGTACCTAAAACTTCTTTTAGAGCGTGAGTTACGGTTTTGTGCATGGCTTGAATAATATCTCTGTACATAGTGCCACCTTGATCTATGACTTCAAAATCAGCACCCCATCCAGGCGTTCCGTTGCCAAAACCATATTGAAAAGAACTAATTGCTGCATGGTTGTTGGGGTGCGATGATGAATTGCCTACCTGAATGACTTTACCGCCAGCAAACTTCAACATGACATACGGCGAGAAAACAGCACCAGAAAGTGACTCTTGGGGCGAATTGTCGCAACTATAGGTAGAAAGACAGTCTACTGTACAAGGCATAATTTATATTCTCCATTATCCATTATCCATTATCCAAACACAGCGTCAGGAATTCTAATATTAAGTCCGGCTTTGAAATCAAATATATCTTTGATTTCATTAGCCTCCATAATCTTCCACCAAAAATCAACTGTTCCGTAAGCTGTCTGGGATACTAAATCTGGCCGGTACTCTGTGCCAGCCGTAATAACATAATATTTGTCTCTTCGATCAAGTTTGGTTTTGTTCTTTTTGTAAATCGTAAAAGTCAAAAGTTTGTTTTCTGTATAGTAAACAACAGTTGCATCCGAATATCGACTTGTCACAGGTACAAATCGCTTGGGATCAATGTTGGTTGCTTGTGAGTAATTTGCCATAAATTTAACCTTGTTGGTTTAACTACCAATTCCATCTACCATAATCTGTTCGGCCCCAGGCAAATCAGATTGGTTGTAAACAACTTCAAATTGCAAATCAACGTCTAGTTTATAAGGAATATATCCTATTTCATCCCAAGGCACACTTGTGTCAAACTTAACAGAATAACTTTTCAACACTGCACACAAGGGCGATGATTTAAGGTCTGACAATAGACTTCCACATCGCAACTGACAAATTGGCGGTGGAGCATAAGGTGCGCCCCCAGTGGTTTGAGTCATTGGATAAGTGCAAGCCTCGAAAGCTCTGAGCGATTCGATTATTGTCTTCTGATCTCCAGCTTTACAAACAACAAAGTGGACAGTCCAAGATATTGCCCTGTTTTCAGAGTTTTGAAAACTCTTAAATGGCATTGATCTACCAATGGCATTTTCATCTGGATAACTCGCACTCTTAGAGTCTGATATATCCGGCAAAATATTCATTGTGATCTTGATGTTCAATTCAGGAATGTTAATCCAACAATCATAAAGTGGAGTCAATGTGCCATCTGGCAATGTTGCGTACATTTTTATTCCTTATTAAGCATTTGGTGCGCCCATGTTCAATGCGGCCTTACCAGCAGTTTGCGTTACCAACCCGACCGTGTTTCTGAAGAAATTAGCCGGTTTGTGAACCACATCCCTGGTTTTAGTATCTCCAGGACTTCCTCCACTACTTGTAATAGGAGTGCTTGATGGCTTCAAAGCAGTCAAAACTTGTTGGAATAATGTTATCAATGTATCCAATTTCGCATTATGGTCCCCAGCTTCACTTGCAATAGTTCCCAATTCAGGAGATGTGATCTCCGTTTTGGATGGCGACGATGACGCCTTATCTTGAGCAACGGCACTGTGCATATCCGAAATTCCAGTTGCTCTGGCTACGGGTTGCATTGTGGCGTTTCCACTTTCATTGCCGCCCGGATTTGAAGAAATCAATCTTCCTGGTTCGCTCGAACCCCTGATTTTTTCTTCATTCTTGAAGAAGTTACCAAATTCTGCTCTTGGTGGACTCATGGCTTCACCGCCAGTCTGGAATCCAGCCTGTTCTCTTCTGATGCGAGTTGCTTCTTGGCTTTCTTTGAGTCTATCCGTGTAAGGGTTTTTATTCGCTCGCTCACGAATATTATCACCCAAAGCCCTTTGCATAGGCGTGTCTTTCATGCTCTCAGCAGCACTTCGCATATCGAGATTGCCAATGGCAGAAGAGGGATTGATTGATTTGATGGCTGGCTTTAGAGGATCATTCTTTGCTTGAGCTTCCTTTATTTTCTTCTTAGATTCTTCTGTTAGCTCAAATCCACCACTCTTAGAAGCAGAAGCAGAAGCAGTTTGAGCGGCACTTGGCATCAACGCAGACTTGGCTTTGTCCCGCTGAATCTTACGCATATCAAGACGGTGAAATAGATTGCCAGCAGCAGCAGGCTTTGCTTGAGCTTCCTTTATTTTCTTCTTAGATTCTTCTGTTAGCTCAAATCCACCACTCTTAGAAGCAGAAGCAGTTTGAGCGGCACTTGGCATCAACGCAGACTTGGCTTCGTCCCGCTGAATCTTAATCATGTCGTTTTGAGCCTTGAAATTCAATCTGTCTCGAACGAACAAACCATCACCAGTCATCGCTTCATTGACCATTTGAGTCAAAGCAGTTGACATGCTTTGTTGAGTAATAGATTGATCTCTTAGCAATTGTGTTTCAATTGCTTTTTCGCTTGGAGTTCCTGCTCCACCGCCTGTGCCAGCACTTCCACCACTGCCCATGCTTGTTGCGGCAGTCATGTCTTTCAAGGCAGTGGCGAACATTGCCATCTTCTGAACCGGAATCTTATCCAATGCAGAGAAGTCTATTCCAGAATTGGAAATTGACTTCATGGCAATATCCATAGCCCCCAAGACTTCTTCAACCTTGTTGAGTGCCATGACCATTCCATCAAGCTGATTTACAACTTCGTCAATCTCAGAAGATGGTGGCAACAACTTCATTGGTTGCAGAATACCATTGTTGATTGCATTTGCCACGCCCATAAAGGCATATCCAAACATAGATGCTTTCCAACTTGCCATTATCGTCCAGAATGGATTTATTGAAAATTCACTCATTCTCCCTGAGACATATGTGAAAACTTTATTTGCAATGTCAAAAGTCTTGGCCATAAATTTCATTTGAGATATAGCTTCAATCATCTCGTCGCTTGTCGGCAACAACTTCATAGGCTGGAAAATGCCATTGTTTATGGTGTTTGCCAATTCTGTGAAAGCGTTGCTGAATATTGAAGCCTTCCAGCTTGCAACCATAGTCCAGAATGGATTGATTGAAAGCTGATTCATTCTTTCTGAAACATAAGTGACCATCTGTTCGGCTGCTGCTATGCCCTTTGACATATTGCCCAACTGTGACATGCCTGCTGTGATTTCATCGGCAGTCGGCAGATTAGTCATGATTGGCCTCAAAATTCCGTCTCGCACGAATAGCGTGATAGAATTGAACCAAGCTGCAAATATATCTGCATTAGCCGCCAACGCACTAATCGGCGAATCCTTCAAACACTTGCCAGCGTCCAAAGGAATAAACATAGCCGATAAGTTAGAAATTATGGTTGGCAACATAGTTATAACACGACTCATAGCAGACAAAATTTGGGCTGCCATCTGAATGGTTTGAGGTTCTGGTAATACAGTCAAAATAGGAAGAATGATTCCATCAACCATGAATTGTGCTACACTGGTAAACCAATTTCTAAATGTATCTGTTTTTCCTTCTAGTTTTTGTTTAGCTGTTTCATCTATCGACACGCCAGAATCAATCAAAGGAATTAAACCATTTGCCATTTTGTTGATAACAGCAGGAACCAAAGTTATAACTTGACTCATAGCAGATAAAATTTGTGCCGCCATCTGAATGGTTTGAGGTTCTGGTAATACAGTCAAAATAGGAATGATAATGCCGTCTCGCATAAAGATGGCGATGCTCTTGAACCACTTTGCGAAATCGTTCTTGTAGACCATGATTTTATCAATTGGAAAATCTCTGTCCCAGAATTTTTCAGCCGGGTCACTCACAAGACCCATAGCACCAGACAAATTGGTAATCATTGGAACAATGCTGCCAGCAATTTTTGCCATCGCCGTTATCGTTTGAGATGCACTGCCAATGTCTATGCCTTTCATTTCCTTGTTGACTGGATTCACAATTCCATCTCTCATGAACTCAGCAATGGACTGGAACCATATCTTGAATTGACCTTTGTTTTCTATGATCTTTGGAATTGGGGCCACGTCGAAGAAGCTGGAAGAATCCGTTCCCAATGAAATCGCTTCAGCCAAATTTTTAATCATTGGCACAATATTCTTTGCAACTACAGCCATATTGCTGATAGTATTGGCAGCAGTTAGGATTTGCTTAGGGTCTTTGAATTTATCATTGACTGGAATTACAATTCCTTCTTTTACGAATTCAGCAATAGCAATAAACCAAGATTTGAATTGATCTTTGTTGTCTATGATCTTCTGGAGCGGCGCTTTGTCGAAGAAGGTTTTTGGCTCCATCAATCCAATAACCGAGGCTAGACTTTCCAGTGTCACCTTTGTGCCACACAACAACCTTGCTAAATCTAACACGATCACCGAAGCAGTTTGGAGACTCTTGCCATCGGGAAATTTATTGTTGATTGGTTCCACAATTCCTATGTTCACGAACTCAGCAATTTGTGTAAAGTAATCAGCGAACTTGGTTTTGTTTTCTATGATCTTGGTGATTGGCGACTTCGTAAATAATCCGTCATCCATCAATCCAACCATGCTGGCAAGAGAGCCGATAGCTTTACTGGTCGATTCCAAAACAGTGGCCAGCATAGTCATTTTTTTGGCTGCATCACTCAAACCAGTAGTGTCTTTGATCGTTGCCATCGCAACGACAATTTTGTTTACAAATTCACCGACAGCATTGAAGAATCCATCAAATTGAGGAATTGCTGATTTTATTTTGTCTATAGGAGAATCAGTGAAGAATCCACCCTGAGTTAACGGGGCAATCTTTTCACCCATGATCGTGATGGACGGTAAAGCAGCATTCAAAATCATAGCCATTGCTTGCAATCCCTTGGCTGCACTCTTTAGTTCTTTGGTGTCGCCCAGGCTTCCACTAACTTTGTCGATGATTGTTCTAATAAGATCAACCATAGCCGGGAAGAACACTTCCATTTGGCCCTTGGCTTTTGTCATCTGCTTAATCGGAGAGCCGGTAAACCAACCACCCTGAGTCAAAGGCACAATCTTCTCGGATAAGGTGTTTAGAACATTGGAGACGAGTTCGACAATGGTTGAAACGGCTGTCAGGCTCTTGACCATCGACTTAGCAGAACCAACATTTACTTTGCCACCAATATCTTGTGCGAAACCAACAATGGTTCCCACATAATCCATGATTGGCTGCTTCATCTTCTTTAATGCTTCAACACCAACACTCATAGCATCTTCTATTGGTACTGATTTCCAAAAACCTACACTGCCCTTCATTGACAACAGTTTGTCTTTAGCTTTCATCATTTCTTCTGTGACCGCACCACATGCAGCTAGAATTTCAGCAACACCTTTACCCATTTCTGCGGCTTGTTTAGGATTGAGTGATCCACCTATTGCTCTGGAAAACTCAACAATGGCATTAACGTATGCTTGAATTGGCAAACTGATGTATCTGAGGAAACTCTGACCAGCAAATAAATCTTTTTGTAATGTGGTCCTCATGAACTGGAACCATTTGGTTGCTGCTGGCATTGACAACAGTTTGTCTTTAGCTTTCATCATTTCTTCTGTGACCGCACCACATGCAGCTAGAATTTCAGCAACACCTTTACCCATTTCTGCGGCTTGCTTAGGATTAAGTGATTCACCTATTGCTCTGGAAAACTCAACAATAGCATTAACGTATGCTTGAATTGGCAAACTGATGTATCTGAGGAAACTCTGACCAGCAAATAAATCTTTTTGTAATGTGGTCCTCATGAACTGGAACCATTTGGTTGCTGCTGGCATTGACAACAGTTTGTCTTTAGCTTTCATCATTTCTTCTGTGACCGCACCACATGCAGCTAGAATTTCAGCAACACCTTTACCCATTTCTGCGGCTTGCTTAGGATTAAGCGATCCACCTATTGCTCTGGAAAACTCAACAATGGCATTGACATATGCCTGAATTGGCAAACTGATATATCTGAGGAAACTCTGACCAGCAAATAAATCTTTTTGTAATGTGGTCCTCATGAACTGGAACCATTTGGTTGCTGCTGGCATAGACAACAGTTTGTCTTTAGCTTTCATCATTTCTTCTGTGACCGCACCACATGCAGCTAGAATTTCAGCAACACCTTTACCCATTTCTGCGGCTTGCTTAGGATTAAGCGATCCACCTATTGCTCTGGAAAACTCAACAATGGCATTGACATATGCCTGAATTGGCAAACTGATATATCTGAGGAAACTCTGACCAGCAAATAAATCTTTTTGTAATGTGGTCCTCATGAACTGGAACCATTTGGTTGCTGCTGGCATAGACAACAACTTGTCTTTGGCTTTCATTATTTCTTCTGTGACCGCACCACATGAAGCTAGAATTTCAGCAACGCCTTTTGCCATTTCTACAGCCTGCTTAGGATTAAGCGATGACTTCATTGATTGGGCAATATCAACAACTGCACCAATATAACCCTTTACTGGTCCCGCAAGAGTGTCAAGCGCACCAACTCCCATCCACATTAACTTGGAAATTATTCCAGCAAATAAACTCAATGCTCCCAACTTGCTCAAGCTGCCAACCGCACCAAGAACTTCATTGGCAATATTGCCTGCGGAACTCAAAATTGAAGATAATGCCTCGGCTATTTCTTTTCCATGAGCCGGGCTAACTCCTGTGATACTTTGGGACATGCTGATAATTGCAGCATTCAAAGCAACTACTGCTGGTGTTAAAACCAACAGACCGGCAGCACCCAACAGTGCTAGGGGTGCCATTACCAAGAACACACCTGTTGTCATGGCTAATCCCAACGCCGCCAATGCAGCGCCCATGCCTAGAACTGAGATAGAAATCGCAGCAGCGGCACCAATTACGTCTCCCAATGCTTCGGCTACTTTACCGGCTTCTGCTGGATCGATGATGTTTTTCATCACAGACTTCGCCATGTAGACAACACTTGCTGCCAATGCTGTAATCGCTGGCGTCAAAGCCATCAATCCTATTGCTCCCAACCCGGCCATGAGTACGGTAGGCCAAATCAAGCCGCTCGCAACCAAGGCACCAAGTTGCCCTAATGCCCAGCCTGTTCCCATAACTGCAAGAGCAATAAATCCAGCAGCCATAAGTACGCCTGCTAAGTCTTTAGCTACTTTAGCTGCGGTTCCTAAATCTAATCCAAAGGAACCCATAACCTTTTGAGCCATGTATACTACGCCAGCAGCCAATGCCGTAATCGCTGGCGTCAAAAGCAACAATGCCCCGGCACCTGCTGCCATTAGTCCAGCGAGTGCTAGAGCTTGCGGTCCACTGAAACTTAAAGCAAATGCTCCCAGGAGAGCTAATCCTGCTGATGCTCCCATAATTGCAAGAGCAATGAATCCTGTGGCTAATATCAATTCACCAATATTCATGGCTGCTTTAGCAGCGACTCCAGAGTCCATTCCGAATGCACCCATGATCGACGTAGAAGCCCAAATAACAGCAGAAGCCAAAAGGACTATGGCTGGGGTCATAATCAAAAGTGCTACAGCACCAACCGCCATGTCTTTAACAAGACCTGTTGACTTCTTGGCGAATTCACCCAAAGCCTTTAGTCCGAAAGAAGCCCCAATGATTGCACCGGCGATGGCACCAGCAGCAACAATTAGTCCTGCAACTTGCGTTGCAACCTTAACTGCCGTAGATGGGTCCAGTCCGGCTACGCTCATGACGACCTGACCCATCTTGACCAGAGCCACGCCCAACAACATGATGACGCCGCCAACCAACAATAATGCAGCAGCAGCCTTGCCTATTTCTTTTGCAATAGCACCTGGATTATCAATGATTTTTTTCCAAGTGCTGCCCTCTTGGAGTCCTTCTAAACATTCAACAAATTCTTTTGCACCTGCTGCCATAGCTCCGGTGACACCGGCTACTGCTACAATTACTGCGGCTGTTTCAGCTACCGAACCGATGTTTAATCCCAACTTCGATAGAATGAGTCCAGTCATTGCTACAACTGCCGCACCAAGCAGAACAATAGCAGGGCCAATCAGCATTAAAGCTGCTGCGGCTGTGAGAACTTTAGGATAAGATGTCTTAGCTTTTTCCGTGAAACTCTTCATCTTATCAGAACTTAGAGCTTCAAGAGCAACAAATCCAGCGGCGGCAATGGCACCACCAGCCAGAGCGACGGCACCTACTACTGCGGCTGTCTCAAGCACAGTTTTAATATCAAGTTTGAAAGCACTCATGATCTTACTAGACAAGAATACAATCGCAGCACCAAGGGCAATAATGCCTAAACCTAATATTGCGACTGCGACTGCGGCCTTAGCCATTTCTTTGCCACTAGCCAACATTCCAGCAAGATCGAATCCTTCTGTTTTCGGAGTGGTAGGAATTGATCCTGACTCTGCCGAAGCCATCTTCGTTTGACGGACAACTAACGATTGTTGTGCATCTTGGACTTTATCGCCAACCTTCTGAGACTTGATGTCATTCTTTTGCATTTTGACATCTTTCTTCTGCATCAAAGCATCTTTATCTTGTAACTTTCTGTCAATTCGTGCCTGCGTCTTCTCTGTCGGCGACATAGACGCTGCCTTGGCTTGTCCTGCTGCTTTGTCTGCTGCCCACTTTGACTTATCTGGAGATGATGCGGCTTTTGCTTCGACTGCCGATTTGTCAGAAATAAGTTTTGACTTATCCATACAGACGCACTTGCGAATCGCTTTAAGCTCGTCATACATTTTTGGAAAAATGTCTTCGTCATCTATTTTGATAGAATTAAGAGCTTCAGCTATTGGGTCTTTAGTCTTAGCCCTTACAAGAGGCTCGTCACCTTTAGGAAGACCGGCTTCAGGTCCGTCTTTCTTTGGATGTCCAAATCCTAAAGTTCCCTTAATTAGTCCATATAGACTCTTTTCAAAAGTTTCCACATACCCTTCTTCGCCGGGTCTATTTCCATGTTTGTCCTCTACTTTTTCTTGACCGAAAGTGCCTTTGAGGACTTTGAAAAGTCCTTGACGTTTATCTATTGTGGACAAAACACGCTTGAAGCTATCTAATTTTACAATTATTCCCATCGCCAATAAACCAATGCCAGTAATTGCTGCTGTAATGGCGGCTCCAATCACTAAGATTTTACCAATCAAGCTATTGAAGAACATTGAGAAACTCTTGTTTGTATAGTTTCTAATGTTGTCGTTGATTTCGCTCAAAGAGTGCTGCATATCAGTCAGTGGGTCAAGTTGTGACTTTTGAGCAGTGGCAAGCTCTTGTTCACCTTTACTGATTTGCGAAGTCAACTCACGCATTGCCGCTGGGTCTTTCAACGCCCGCTCAATTGCTGAAGAATCAATTGTTAGTTCTTGTTTGCCAGCCTCTTTCAGTCCGTCGTTTACACTGTTCATAGCATTTTGGATTGCTCCTCTTGCTACATCAGCTTCGCTTGTCCAGGATTGACCCAGTGCATTCAAATCTGATTCAAAATCGCCACGACGTTTGCCGAAAGTAGCAAGTGCTTGATTCATGTCTTTTGCGCCCTTGGCAGCTTCATCCAAGGCGGTCAATACTTCCAAGTTCTTGCTCGTCTTCATTCTTCGCTCCTCTTCCATGAGCGAAGCTCTTTCTTCAAGTGTTAAATTTTGTTGACGCTTCTTGTTGATGTCAGAAAGACGGTCTGCCATGCCTTTGCCAGCTTCGTCCAAAGTCTCTTTAGCAGCTCGAAGTTCTCCAAGCTCCATTCCAATTGTTGACTTCATGGCCACGTTGATTTGAGCCTTGATAGGTTCACTTAACTGGTCAATTGCCTCAAAACTTTCTACTCCAAATCGCTTTAATACGTTTTCAAAACCTTTGCCCATAGCTTGTATGCCAGCTTTGGTTTTAGTAATCGTGCCAGTAGTCAATTCGGACATTCTGCCAACACTTGATGCTGCCATTAACAATAAGGCCCGGTTTGCGTCTGTTGCCTCAAGAAACAAGTTAGAAGAACTCGTCATCGCCTTCATCAAAGGCTGCATTTGACTTTCAATGCCTAACTTTTTGGCATTGGCACCAATTTCAATTACGTTTTTAGCTGCTGTTGCGGTTAAAGTGGCTGCGTTCCTCAAGGTGTCAATGAATTCTTTACTGCCCTTAATGACACCAGCTAGTTCATCGCCGGTCATGCCAGTATTACGAGCAATTTCTCTCATGCCTCGGCCCATATCGGCAAGTTGCCCTATCGACATGCGACCTGCTTTGTTCCAACTTACAAATTCCTCACCGAGACTTCCTGCTTCCATTCCCAATTGTTTCTCGGTATTCAACTGAGTTTTGACAAGATTAGAAGCAACCTTTAGGTCTTTGATTCCATGCTTTAGTGCCTTGACGTATGACTTTTGAAACACATCACGGTCAACACCAGTTTGTTTGGTTGTTGATCCAATGTCCTCAAAAGACCTCATCAATCCCATTGATTCTTTTGTCGCACCGGCTATTTCATAGCTAATGGATCGCATTTCTTGAACGATCTTTCGTTCTTTGTCAATAACTCCATTAAAGATTTCACCTAGAACATTAAATCCTAACAGATGTTTTTCTATTGCGTACATTTCATTGCTAATTTCAGACATGAAATTGCTCATGATGGTCAAGTCTTTTGAGACTGCCAATCCATCAATCATTCTGGTTGGATCAGCCCCAGAATTTGACCGTCCACCTGCCCCGTTACTAGAACCACCTGTCTTGCCGCCAGCCGACTCTCCATCATCTGGAGCAGGAGTTGGTGTAGAAGGAGGACTAATTCCTTTTAGACAACTGCATAATTCACGGATGGCTTTTTCAACATAAATGTCATGTGTGTAGCCAGAACCCTTTTTGGAGAAGGTCTTGTAAAGACCATCACTGCTCTTAGACATCAGCTTTTCTTCTTTGCTGATGAATGGCTTGTCCTTCTTGTCCTTCTTTTCCTTTTTTGGTTGACCCTTAGATTCAGCCTTTTTTTCAATTCTTTTCTGAACAAGCTCTCTAAGGTTATCAACAACATCAGACAAGAAGCCTTTTTGCTCCTGCATTTCTCTAGCAAAGTCCTTGGTGTATTGCTCAAGAAGCTCTCGAACTTTTCCTAGACCTTCAGACTGATCACCATTTCCTTCTTTTTTGGCATCAATAGGACGTGGCGCTCCTACCTTGGATTTCATCATCGTCCCAATAAGGGCTTTGATCTCGCCAAGTGACATATTGCTGGAGTCTATTTTTCGTCCGAGATTGTCTATTGCTGTGGCCATTTATACCTACATTGCTATTCTGCTTCCCTAATAGAGAAGTTGATCGTTCAAGTTATTTAGTTAGTAGGGGGAAACTTATAAATTCGGTTGTTTTAACCCATCGGCAATTCGCCTGTGGGAGCGGCTTGCGGATTGGCCATGCGTCGAATTTGCTCTCGCACAGATTTGCGTATAGCTTCTATCTCGTTGGGGTCGAATGACCGAGATATTGCAAGAGCGTTCACAATGAACTCGCAGTTGAGCTTCTTCAAAGACTCAATGCCGTTCCTTTTGTATTGTCGGAATGCTGAAACTATGTAGTCGTTTCCCTTGATATATTGATAGGTGAATTGTGGGCTGTCACAAATCGACTGTCCGGGTCCAGGAAACAACAACTTCTTAATAGTCGGGAAAGTCAAATAGTGCATGTTAATGCCTCGGATGTATTGACCCCAAACGTCTGTTATCAAAACCAATGGAGCCGCATCATGTCCCGGTTTGTGAAACAGGTAACTGAAAGTCACGAGACTGCCTCGCCCAACCGTAGGATTGACCGTAGAAGGTGCTGAAAGCCCGTTCGGAAGCACTGCATCTTGAAAAGGTATTGCCATGCGGATATTTAGGCTTTACAACCGGGTATTTCCGTGGTACAATCTCAAGCGGAGGTTAAAACCATGAAACTCAAATGTCCATCCTGCAAAAAAAACGTGAATATCGGCGATGCAAGTCGCTACAAGATATTCACTTGTACTTGTGGACGGCAATTTCGTGGAATTTGGGCTGATCTTAACGCTCTTGACTTCGTATTCAAGAAAAACTTCACATTCGCCGTTAAAGGTTACGATTCGGCAAGTGATACGCCGTGTCCGTATTGTTGGGCGAGAATTGGACTCGCTGACAGGACAGACAACACAATGGGTGTTGTAGCTCCAGAGAACTGTCATAAGTGTGGTAGAAATCTACCTACAACCTGGATCGGACCAAAATCAGAATCAGAATCAGAATCAGAATCAGAATCAGAATCAGAAGTCTTAGAAAAACCTGCTCCTGAATCACCGTACCCCTTTGCTAATTACCCAAAAAATCAACGGGAGCATTTTCTTCGTAGTGTCGAATACGTTCGTGGTTTTCTTGGTGAATACCACCTGAAGCAATTCATTGTGGATAGGGGTTGGAGTGTAGCCCAGCTTAATGAAGCACAAGTTTTGTTGGAGCTTCCTCAATTCTTGGTGGATCAAGTTAAAAACGACACCATGTTCAAGATTTACAACAAAATCGAGGATGAACCTGAGCCAACAATTAAGGCTTCGAGTTGCGCAGTGGACAATCCGGCGAGGTCGATACCACTTGCCACTGACGAAGAACCTGACTCTGACGAAGAACCTGACTCTGAGCCTTCTGAAGAATGGATTCAGAGACTACTCAATATTGCTCATAAATATGTTTTCATTGATGGCGACTTAAAACAACTGATGGAATCCAAAGATTGGCTTAACGTAGCTCATCATAGAGACTATTTGAAAACACATGGAGCAATGCTGACAAAACAAAAACGTAAAATGGTTGATTTTCTGAAAAAGAATGAGGGAAATTACCCGAAGCACAAATTCGATTCTGCTATTTCCAATCTTGAAAAATCAATTGCATTTCAATGAAAAAGGCCCCGAAGAAATTCGGGGCCTTTTCGTTTACTTTCTCAAGATCACAAACAGAGCGTGAATGACGCCTGGGACGAACCCTAATAGGGTCAGCAGGCAGTTGATGATAAAGCTGACTCCTAGTCCATCTTTGATTGCAACGCCTAAAGGCGGCAGAAAGAAAGCTAGGATGATGGCAATGAGACTTGTTTCATCAATTTGCACGTCTTGTTTCTGTACTTCGTTGTCGTCCATAAAACCTCCATGTGGTAAAGAGACAATGTATGTATGCAATTACGCTCGATTTAAGACTGTGCTGGCATAATCATTGCCGCCCGTCTTGATAATCAATCCACTGCCGTCTGCGCCGCTATCTCGCATCTCTTGCTCGGCCTTGCTACTCTTACTAAAGAATTTCTTCAGTTCTTCTACCACGCTCTCGATGACCTTGTGTCCAGCCTCTTCTTCTTCCATGTTTTCAGACATGAAATCGTTGAACATATCTTCAATGTCCAACATATAAGCCTTGCCAAAGGGGTGAGTCTTTTCTTCTTTCTGAATACGATAGGCAATCATTTCGCCGATTTCGTAAATACGAATTCCATCAAAACTCAACTTTTCATTAGGAGCCTTAACAAAAATATAAGGCTGTTCTTCGTCTTCTAAATGAGCGTAAACTTGCATCCCGCCTTTCCGAAGAAGACGTTCAATCAACTTGAGATGCTTTTTGCCCTCACGCTGTTTACGATCTACAAATTCAAGAAATTGTATTGCCATTAGCATTGCCTCATTAAAATTTCTGGAGCATTAGGCACGCACCGCTGAAGCACTCTTAGATCACTAGGATTGCCAGTATACGGCGTCTCCTTCAAGACGATGCCAGGGAAGGATGTGGATGCCTCACGGATGATGTTGAACTGAGCCGTTAAAAACAGCATACCATCAATGCGTTCCATGAAATCATGTTCTTCTTTGGCTGGTTTACCCTGTTCGTCAACACCACCAGCTTCTTTCACATACTTGATCTTGATGTCAACATAAGGAATGATTGCACCCTGGTCGTCAATCATGGCCTCACTATTGTCACTTTGAATCGTGCGGACAACCAGTTTGCCGTCTGTGTAGGCTCCCTTTAAGCTGCCTGCCAAGTCCCAACCTAAAGTGTAAATGGTTCCATCTTGTCCAACGACATTGACCAAGAACCCACGCTTTTTGAATGTTTCGGCAATGCTTTCCAAGACCACTCGACGACGAAGCACATCTTTTTCTTCAGGACTGCCTTCTTCTAATCGACGCTGTTCAGGCTCAGTTAAATATCGTTCTGGATCGTCTTCTCTCAGACTCCACTTGCCAATATCGACCTTTCCCCATTTGTCGTTATATCGAGTGGACAAACGAATGGAGTAGTCCTTTTCGTTATAAACGACATCTTCATTATTGCCACCCGTGCCAACTTGAACGCCTCCAATAATGCCGGTGATGAACTTGCGGTGAAGATCGCCTTTCATACCAAGTAATCCCTTCAACTTAATGAAGACATTGTTTAGCTCAGGCATTGTTCCCATTGTATTGATGATGTGATTGACTAAAGATACAGATGGATTGTTCTGATCGAGATCGTCTTTCACTAGCCTTCTGATTTCTTTGGATGCCTTATCAACATTCGCATGTTGACGAAGGAAACACACTTGAAGGTTGTCTTCTACGAATTTGCGGGGATAGGCATCTAAGTCTAAGTCTCGAACCTGACTTATCATGTCAACTAATTTATTGACATCGCCTTTTACTGTTTCTTTGAAGAATGCGTCTTTCCATTGTTCAAAGTCTTGCTCGTCCATTTGCTCCGGCATATCCGGGGTAGCAGGATCATGAGTAATGTCTGGCATTGAGTTTTGTTGCTGCTTTGGCTCTGGGTCGCTTTCAGGAGGAGCAGGATTGGATGCACTAGGATCATTGGGTGCATCCGCACCAGGAGCGGCACCAAGGTTTCCGCCGCCCATCATTGGAGGACCACCAGCAACATCTCCGGCATCTTCGATCAGCCATTCTTCTAGTGCGTGATTTGACATTGTTTAATCCTTTTTCTTCTTTGCATGATTGATAGCTCGGATCAATTCCTTACGGCTAAAGTCCGTGGAATCCGCACCACCAATATTGAAATTGTTCTGCTGCATAGCATTCAAATGGGGACCAGAGTATGCGTATGTATTCTTCAGCTTCAACCTTGTCATCAAATCTGCCGCTTTTAACATCTTGTCTTGAAGATCGGTTTTGATCTTCACAAAGTTAACTAGAGCTTCTTTGCTGGATGTGGTCGCATCACCGTCGTTGATGACCATATCAGCTATATTGTCAATGTAATCACTAACTTGTTTCCGGTCTTCCCGGATATTGTTCATGATTTCATCTAATACACCTAGATACTGTGAGTCGGTGATTAAGGCTGAAGCGTCGGACACCTGTTGAGCAGGCATGGTAACATTCATTTGTGGTAAATCGAGGTCATCTTCAGAGAAGTCGTCAATCGGTTCACACAAAGAAGTGTCGTCAGCGACCTCTGGTATTTCTTCCAGAGTTACTGTTTGTTCCTGTTTTTCTTCGACTTTAAGTTTATTCGTCATAACGCAAATATATAGGGCTGGTATTGGAGAAATGGAAAATATGGCAACAACTAAGGCTACTGTCAAAGATGCTGCTTTAACCGAACAATTCTTCGGACAGGTTTCTGAATCAATCCAATTGATCTTCGATTTGACCTCTAGGATTGATGAACGTGTCAAGATGCTTATTGAACGACAAAAGGAAATTGACGAGCAGATTGAAAAACTTTTGAGCTTACAACATGGTGCATTAAATAGATTGTCCGCTTTGGAAGCAAAAGACTTCCATAGCGTTCAGGAAAATCTACACTCCCTTAGCGAGAAGGTTGCCATTATTGCTAGTGACAATCCTCAAAAAGAGTTGATTGAACTAAGAAGCAAAGTTCATAGCCTAGAAGTTAAAGCTGAAAACATCCAAATGAGGATCGGGTATCACGACCACAGATGGGCGCAAATATTCGATTTTATATGGAAATTAGCCCTAATGTGTATTGCAGGCTATATTTTGTACAAGTTGGGATTACAAGCACCACCAGACTAACTCTGATAAAACGCAAAAATCTTACTCCACAAGAGTAAATAAACCAGTCGTCTCATTATCAATCGGGAAGGATATATGAAAAAGTTGTTCGCAAATTACTTTCAGTTAAGAGAAGAAACCGGAGCCAAGCCAAGTGAAGGCGAAGCCAGCGGTGGAGGTGGTAATACCGGCTCTGGTCTTCCAGGGTCAGGAAACATCACTTCTCGCATTAAATTGCAGAAGAAAGAGGGTTCCAAGGAATTCGCTCCTTTCACAATCAATAAAACCACACACCCTAACCTTAGAGTGCTCATTAAGGCTTTTGCCGACTCCCAGAACGTCGGAGTAGGGTATACAACCATTGATAAATCTAAAGGTGAAGTTGAGCCAAATCTTAAAAAGAAGGTGTTGTATCTCACTGGCGGTGCCGTTCGTGACCACCTAAAAGGCAAAACTCCAAGAAATTACGATCTGGTTACAGATGCTACGCCAAGTGAAATGCGTATGATTCTGACCCAGCCAGAGACGCAATTTACGGAAACTAAGCCCCGTGAAGGCGATTACGCCAGTGACGAACGCTATGCTAAACTCCCAGCCCCAGGCACTAAAAACAAGATTTTCCATGCCTCTCGTTGGGACAAGCAAGGTAAAGAATTGGAAGTGACCGCTGAAATCAACGGCGAACAATTCTCTATTGCCACTCTTTCCAAGTCTTCTAAGAGTCGTCGAGTTCAGCCTGATAAGGGCGAATCAGCCGCCTCAGTTGAAGAAGATTCGGCCAATCGTGACTTTACGATTAACTCTCTATACATCCCGCTGACGACTGCGGACGGTGACAATAGTGATCTAATCGACCCTCATGGTGGCGCTCACCACCTGAAGAATGGCGAAGTTAAATCTGTCGGTGATAATCTTGAAGCTCGTATGTCCGAAGACCCATCTACGGCTTTGAGATACATGAAGATGGTCACTCGATACGGCAACTCAGACAAAATTACCGATAAAGATCAACAGTCCATTTCTCGTCATAAAGACATGGCTGGGGTTGACAAGGACACAGTTCGTAAGGAATTCCTTAGCGGTCTGGAACACCCAGATAGTGATCCTCGTAAATACATGAAGGCATTCCAGAATACCGGCTTGTTAAACAGCGTGTTCCCAGGTGTTGAATTCGATCCAGAAGAAATGCCAGAAGATTTCCGTGGCGACCGTTGGTTGGCCCCCGCTTGGGTTCTTCGTAAGAACGATCCTGAAGAAATCAAACAAATGCTGTCAGGGGGCGGCTGGTCCAAACAAGAGTCTGGGGATATTGCTTATTTGGTTAAACTATATCAGTGGGGAGCCAAGAATAAGTTTGACCCTAAAGACTTCTACGACATGAAGTCCGCTCACACAGGTTTAACCAAGAGCAAAATTCGAGAATGGATGCAAATGGCCAAGGCCAGCGGGCCAGAAGTCGATAACTTCCTGAATCATGATGATAAAGACCTAACGCCATATTCGCAGGGTGCCAATGGTAAAAAAACTGTAAACCCAGAATACATTAAGTTCTTAGGACGTGCGCCTCAAGGCAGTGAATTTGATTCTGTCAAACGGAACCTTTCAACTCAGCGTTGGAAAGACAGTCTAAATAAACTCAAGTCTGGCGGTGGTAAGCCCGTCGCCCAAGGACCAGCAGGTCCAGCAGGTCCAACTGAAGGTGACGATGAATAATTTTAGTGAATGGCTCAAAGTACATCGCTTTACAAACCGACTGCTCTACGGTAGAATATCCGAATCATGAGCAAACAAACCCTCGAAAAATGGCTCCCGAAGCCCCGCAACCGTAAAAAGCGGTTGGTGATATACGACTTCGATGGAACCCTATTCAACTCTCCCGACCGGGAAGCTGGAGAACTTGCGTACCTGGAAGCAACCGGGAATACGCTCCCGTTCCTTGGCTGGTGGGGTCGGTTGGAATCACTATCGCCACCTATTGTCCCGGAAAAGCCAGGAGAAGAGTGGCTGATTGCTGATACCATCGCCGCATATCGAGAAGATGCCAAAGACGAAGACGCCGAACTCGTCTTGATGACGGGTCGTCCGTTCAAGAATCGCAAACGGGTTATTGCAATCTGTGAACATTTCGACCTGATTTTCCATAGTCACTATTTCAGGGGTCAGCCCGGACAAAAAGGTCGGGATACGCTGGAGATTAAGTCGAACTTTATCTCCGAAGACCTTATGCACCAAGGACTTACGGTGTTGGAGATTTGGGAAGACCGTCCAGAACATACCAGTGCATTTTTCACTTTGGCGAAGCAGTGGAAGGCTAAATTCACTCATTTGGAGAGAATCGTTATTCACGATGTCCTAACGGGTGAGAAACACGACATTTAATTAGCCCTCCCTGCCAGTATATACCCATGAGCGAGCCGCCCGGTTTACTCATGGGTATTTTTTTATTGGCAATGGGGGACGAAAATGGATTATCGAGCCTATAAGACGCTAGTGTCTATATTGAAACAAAAATGCCCTGCGGCATTTCCAGTAAGTGTTCGCCGGGTAAAGTTATCTGGTTTAGACGGTGATTGTAGTTTGGGGAAGAAAAAATTCTTCATTCGCATCAATCGTGATATTTTTGAATCTTCGGCCATAGACACATTGTTGCACGAATGGGCGCATGCACGAGCATGGAATCATTTGCATGACTCTCTTGACTGGATTGAATTTGAGAAAATATCTCATGATGCTTCTTGGGGCGTTGCCTACAGCGAAGTCTATCGAGTTTATGAACAATGTTATTTGCCAGCAGTAAGTCAAATTGCTTTTAAGTGCAACAAAATCGGCGGTAAATAACTCTTTCAAATCATGGAATACTTAGTAAGCGCCGAAAATACGCCATATCAACAGTGGCAACTTGAACTCCTGATTGAGAGTTTCAAATATCACAACTGCGAAAAAGACCTGCTGGTTTGCCTAGCCGAGTCCGATACGCCAATACATTCTTTGTTTTGGCGTAATATCGCAAGCCATGAAAGAATCCAAGCTCACGAAAACATCGGAAAAGTAAGAGGCTATAAAGAACTGAACGCTCTTTATGATCTTTCCTGGGCGGTGCAAAACAAGTGGATCACTCAACCTTTCACTTATATCCCAACAGATGTTGTTTTGAAAAACAAACTAAATATTCCACTTCAATCTGAATTCTCCGAAATAGTCTTTTCCCCGTCTCCATTCTTCACGCTTGAATCAGCAGAAGAAGCAGTTGGTCCGTTCTGGGAAGTGACGAATAAAAAGAAAGCCGATTATGAAACATCTTGGGTTCCACTCGGACCTATCATGATCTTTAACAAAATACCAGAAGAATTATTTGAACGGGCCATTGTGCTTGCTGAAAAATTGGCCCTCAATCAATTATTGAGAAAACAACCTATTTGGGAACACACAACCACTCTTGCCTGGGCAATGAATCTATCGGATTTTGTGGGACAAATAATGTTGCGAGGAGATTACACCCTGACTATGACCATGCTGGATAGCAGCAATTCTCCATTCGTTCATTATAAACACGGGTTGCCGCCAGTCTTCAATAAGACAATGTTTCAATATACAGCACCAGATTTTGTTTCCTTCGGCGATCCATTTGAAATATTGGCTGAGAACTCTCCGACTGAAAGCGCCCATTTCATTTCTGAATTGGCGAAGAGAAGTTTAGCTGCCCGGTAATTCCGGCTCTCGCCAACCGTGATATGAAGGTCGGCCTTGGTCTAATAAATGATGTCCCATAACTCGTGGCTGACGATTCAGTGGGACCGCCAACTTGTCTTTGACAGCCGGATGCTTCTCCAGCCATTTGTCCAATAAGCTGTCGCTGGCGTGATAATTTGGGTTTCGGAAAAAATGCCCCTCGTCATGTTCTTCGATCCGTGGATTCCAATGAGAATATACGCCCCAGACATATTGAACCGATTGTCCGTGTTCGCCAAACATATTTGCAAAGACTTCTTTGACGTTCTTGCCACGTCCCAATTTCTTCTCCCATCGCTTTGGGAAACAAACAATCAATAAAGTATCTTTTTCTGGCGTCAATTTTTTGATCGCTTTGCCAATGTCAGATTCATCAGCAGATGTACAATTCATGAAGCTGGCTTTCATCAGGTGTCCCTTCATGAAATATTCAGCAAGTTTGTGGTCTGTTGGCAGAATGAAGAAGTAATGCCCTCGCTCCAGACGTGATAGTTCAGCATGGACTGCATCCCGACTCACCGGGGCAAGTTCACTTTCAACGAAGAACTGCTTAAAGCCTTGTAACTCATCACACATGCTGGTATATATGGCCTTCTCATTCGGATTGATAGGGCATCTCATGAATGTCGAATACAAAACTGGCTGTATCGAAATTGCCACCAGAACGGGAATTTATCGAATCAGCGAAATTGTCGAGATGTATCTTATTTGCGATTACGTCAAAGAATTCATTCACAACAACTGTGTAGATGAAACCAGCTTTCGAGCATATGTGATGGTTTTTGATGTGCTTGTCGCCGCCAAAAACAAACTGATTGAATATCACGAGACAAAAACCTGCCCGTATCCGCATTACACAACAAACGCTCCCCAGCAGGATTGAAATCGACTTTACAAAACCAAGGGTGATGTGGTATGTTAGCTCTCCTTCATTTGGAGAAAACGTATGTGGAAATTGCTTTTTGTCGTCGCATTCCTTGCTTCTGTCTCAGGCTGCGCACCTGAAAAGCCCACCGTGAGGAACATCTCTTCCATCACGGATATTCAAGGCAAATGGAAAATAGTTGAAATTACCGACCCGGATGGGAATGGATTCGAGCCAGATGGTAGTCTGGAAATGTTGATCGAAGGCGACAAAGCGATTTCTGACGGTAAATCACTCAGACTTGAACTTGCTGCTGACAATTCCTACATGCGGTTGTTTGCAACCGTCAATGGAATTGAAACCAATGTCGGCGAAGTTTTAGTGGTGCTTTCAATTGAAGTGAATCCCATCCAGATGTTCTGGATGGATCGAGTCAAGACTAAGCAAGTCTCTCTATTCCAAAAGGAACCCTAGTCCAATGGCGAAAACAAAACCTGTGACAAGCGGCATCAACCTCGCCGAATTGTCCGCTGTGCAACTCGAAGCCTTAATTATTGAGGCCAGAGTTAAGTCTCTCGAACAAAAAGAAAAGGAAGCCAAGGCTACACTGAAAGCCTTCAAAGCATCCGGGGAACTTGATGCTTTGAAGAAGGAATTTGCTGCTCTTGGCAAAGAAGGCAAAAGGCTGAGTCGAAAAGCCACCTTTGATCTGGTGTTGCCAATTCGATTCACCATTACATCAGAGGGGCCAAGCCTCGGCGTTAATGAATTCACAAATCTGTTTTCTCATGGTAATGAGATTACTGAAGATGATCTCTTTAGTCATTCGTTCACCGCCAAGCTGACGAAAGACCACAACCTGAACAAGAATCAGGTTGCGTCACTCAACAATGCCATCAGGGATTACGCAGAGCACGCTTGCGATGAAATTTTCGACGTGATCCCTGAAGAACTTAGTGCGACATACGATGCTTATGCCGAAAAGGTTTCGACCTTTGTTGGGAAAGCAAGAGCGGCTGGCTTGTCCCTGGAAGATTTGGCGTGAGCAACAATCATGGCGTTTCAAGTGTTTCAAGTATTTCCTGAAAATGCCGATTTGACCCCATGCAAACGGGTGAAGTTTGGGATCGACCCGACCTTCCCTCGTTTGCATTTAGGGCATCTTGTTCCGCTACGCCTTGCTAAAAAGATGATGCTGGAAGGGCATAAACTCACAATTGTATTGGGAACTTTCACAGCCCAACTTGGCGACCCTTCTGGTCGTGATGCAACCCGGCCAATATTGGCTGAATCCGATGTTGAAGCCAATGCCGATTCAATATTTTCACAAATCAAGAAAATACTTGGCAAAGAAAACTTCGGCACTGACCATTTCGATGAAATAGTGCCTCACAAATGGGTGATATGCAGAAACGGTTGGCTGCACAATAAAATGACACTTCCTACCTTCATGAAACAGGTAGCCAAGTTCACTCTTTCCCACATGACCAGCCGCAACGCCTTTCAAGATCGCATTGCGAATAACCAATCTATTGGAATGCACGAACTCCTAGTGCCTATTTGCCAAGGCTGGGATAGTGTCGCTCTACAATCAGAAATTGAAATCGGCGGTCAGGACCAACTCTTCAACTTTCAAGTTGCTCGACATCTGCAAGAAGCCAATGGACAAAAGCCTCAAGCCTGCATCATGCTGCCCATCATCAATGGCACAGATGGCAGGAAAATGAGCAAAAGCCTGGGCAACTGCGTCTTCTTTGATGAAGACCCCAATGATATATTCGGGAAGGTTATGTCCATCCCAGATGCCGTCATGGAAGAATGGTTCCCTTTATTCGTCGATTTTATGGTCGATGATATTCATCCAATGAACAAGAAAAAAATTCTTGCCTTGGAAATTGTGAACCAATTGCATGGCCTGCAACTTGCTCAATCGGCTCAGGAAAACTTCCTCAAGACCGTGCAGAATAAGGAACTCCCATCGGACATTCCTACAATCCCTGCCACGCCACTGTTAAATGCCGTTGTTGCTTGCTGTACAATTTCAAAAACTGCTGCCCGGCAAAGACTTAAAGACGGTGCTGTTAAAGTCGATGGCGTAAAGGTCTTTGATGAACAATTGATGTTGAAGCCCGGACAAGTTGTTCAGTGCGGACGACGTGACTTTGTTAGGATTAACTGATGCTGAAATTATTCAAAATAGTCTTCATTCTTGCCATCATTAGTACAGTGCTGGCATTTACCGTTAGCACTGCGACCATAAGCAATGTGGTGGGAATATCGGATGGCGACACCATTACTATATTGACTCCAGATAAAACGCAATTAAAAGTGCGTCTGGCCGAAATCGACTGTCCTGAAAAAAAGCAACCCTTCGGGACCAAAGCCAAAGAAGCACTCAGCGACAAGATATTCGGCAAACACGTTAATGTGGAATGGTCCAAAAAAGATCGCTATGGACGAGTTATTGGTAAAGTCTATTTGCATGGCCGGTACATCAATAAGGAAATGATCGAAGAAGGCTGGGCTTGGCACTACACAGAATACTCCCATTCTTCGGAAATGGCTGCGGCCCAAGATTACTCCAAGAGTCATAAGTTGGGCTTATGGAACGACAAGCATCCAATTCCACCGTGGGAATTCCGTAAGAAGTAATGGTCTGCTTTACAACATGGCTTTTTTCGTGGTAGAATGAGTCAAGATGAAAAAACGTAGGGCAAACAAACCTCGCTCTATAGATGAACCTTGGAGCGTATCCATGTGGGAACCGCCCGAACCAGTTCCCAAGCAAGTATTTATTGAACGTGAGACAGATGGTGATGGCAACGAAACTCTTCAGTTTAAGAATATGAAGGTCTATGAGAAGCGAAAGCGACGAACACGAAAACCTCCACACTGATAATGATGCAGCTAGAGGCTGCGTATTGATGATCCTGGCGTCGATTCCCTTTTGGCTTATGGTTGCGGCAGCAATCTACTACTTCTTTCGTGGATAAAATGACAAAAGAACCAGAAAACCAAATATACATCGGCTGTATGACCGTTCAAATGGGGTTGTGGAACCCCACTGCGGTTGCAGATGGAAGTATTGTCAAACAATGCGGGACTTGTGGCAGCGACATTCACTTGTCGCTATCTAGTCAAAAATTCATCGAGGAAAAACCCCAGGCTCATTTGATTTGCATTCCCTGCATTCAGAAGAATACCATCGAAGAAAAAGCTAAAGCTCATGGGGAAAAAGTCGTGTTTGAAGGCGCAGTTCCCGGTGCCATCGAAGAAGCATTGAAACATATCTTTAAGAAAAAGGATGAATAATGGCGTTTGTATACACCGCCTTAGTTCTCGATGAAGATTCTCACGCACAACTATTGAAGTTGTTTCTGTTTCATCCAGTCGTTCCTTTGGATTGGAAGATAATTTGTCATCACATGACCATTAACCTCGGACCCGCCGAGAGTGGACCTGCCGCTGACCTTGTGGGTCAGCAATTTGAAGTTGTAGCGAAAAACTTCGCCGAAGACAATCGTGTGATTGCTGTAGCGGTTGAATCTTCAGTCCCTAGCAACAATAAGATCAAACATATCACCGTGGCCGTCAATGTGAACGGCGGGGGTAAATCGCAGCATAGTAATGAATTGACCAACTGGACGCCATTGGTTCAACCGTTAGTGCTTCGTGGAGTTGTCCAAGTCGTCAAGTAAGGAAGAAGAAGAATGCTCTTTGAACTGTTTGTGGTGGGTACGTTTTGGTTTTGGGTGCTGATCGCAGCCGAATTCATATTCCTGATTTATCTTCTGGAAGGTGAAAAGTATATGGCGGCACCCTTCACCATATTGCTCGTGTTGGGCCTGTTGATTTTAGGCGGCTCCGGCATGGGTGATATTGTCCGGTGGGTTTATCATAACCCTACTTACACTGTAATTGGTGCATTAGGGTACTTCCTCTTTGGTACACTCTACGTCATTTCGCCGTATGTCGGCAAATGGTGGTGGTTCGTTCGTGATGTTCGAGATCATAACCGTGACACTAAACAAACTTGGCTTGGTGATTGGAAACTGACAATTGATTCTCTCAAAATAACGATCCAAAGATATTCAGAACGTATTCAGCGTGACTCCCAACTTCCTCAATCGCTCATTGACAAGGCAAGAGTGGATTTGGCTGTTTGGACTGAATCTAATGGCACCATGACCGAAGCCCTCCTTCCGTATTGGAAGGACTTCCAGAAGGAAGCCTATTTTTCTGATTGGTTTGGTCGCCAGATTAGCATTGAAAAGCCGACCCCGGATAAGTTCAAAGCCAGAATCACCGCCTGGATTGTGTATTGGCCCCCGTCCTTGTTTTGGACTCTGCTCAACGACCCGCTTCGTCGCATCGGTCGTATGATCTACGAAGGGGTGGCCAATATTCTCAAGAAAACTTCCGACTCCGCTTGGAAGGACGAAAACAAGCTGGGATAAGACTACAATAAGGCATGGACGACAAGCGTTTCTACAGAGATTTGAAGAAAGACATCAAAAAGACTGGCAATCGCAAACGCCGCCGCTTTTTGAAGGATTTGTCCGCTGACCCTGGCGAATTTGATTATGGGTCAGCGGAATCTTCTGCTTTTAATGGAATGGGAGAGATGGAAAAAGGAAAAAGGAAAAAGGAAAAAGCATCATGTCCAAGAAGAAAAAGACCCCAACGAGATGGATGCTCTTGCCAATTCCGACGATTCCAATAAAATTGACGGCTCAGATGGTCTTCAACAATCTTGAAGACCAGATAAAAAAACTCAACAACAAACCAAACACTAACAACAAACCAAACACTAAGAAAAAACCAAAGTATCGTTCTATTGACGATGACTGGATGCCGCCTTGGTGATTTATGAGAGAATTATGCTGAAGAAATCTGTGAACGAAACTGCCACCACTCTGAACAGGAAGTGGCTGAACGAAACTGCCACCACTCGCAATGACATTTCAGGCTTTGGTGACAACGTGGTCAAATTGACCGACCCTCAAACGGGACAAGTGTTAGCTTATATCGGCAAATTGGAGGGTGAAGATAAAGTTCACTTCACCTTGCCTGTTTCGCTCGATCAATTGGAGGCTGTTTATGAACTGATGCAGAAGAAAAAGTTCACTAAACACATCTTCAAAGAACGATTCGTCGAAGCACAAGAATTCGCCAACCGGAAGTTCTAAACAGTCGTCTGGCAACATTCCAAAAAGAACAAAGGCTCTATGAGGCTTAAATACCTCATAGAGCCTTTTTCTTTTTGGAGTAATATGCCAGCAATCAATTATTGGACAAATCGTAGAGGCAAGAGGCTTGCTACCCGTACAATCAATGGAATGTTAAAGAAATTCGTCGGTCACAAATTAAATCCTATTGATGATTTGTTCACTGCGATGCGCAAAGTTGTTGTCAAATACTTCAAAGCACAACCAGATCAGTTGAAGTTTTTCACAGATGGCAATGACCCATTCGACTATAACTTTGAAGTAGAAGAACAAGGCGGATATGTAAAATCAGTTGATTTTCAGGCTTGATATAACCATTAAGGGGTGCCCTATTAAATCAAGGGTGTCCCATCGGGGTGGACGTATTAACTATTTTTACCCATTGTATACAAACTAATGCCAGATTACGTCCCCATCGGTTGTATGATCGTTCACAATAGATTTCACCATCGCCGTGTAACGCCCCGCTGATACCCCTTCTATAACCCTGGACCCGTTCACCAAAAAGGTCTTCAAGCTGGCAAATTCATCGACTTCGGATTCTTCCCCGATTCGATCACCAACTTAATGCTGTCCTTTACATGAAGGAACTCTCATTCGCTCTCTCATTCGCTCTCTCATTCGCTCTCTCATTCGCTCTCTCATTCGCTCTCTCATTCGCTCTCTCATTCGCTCTC